TGTAGGAGGCGCGATGGAGGATACGCCCCCCCCCCAAACATGTAAGCATGTAAGCTTGTAAGCTTGTAAGCTTGTAAGCACACAACCACATATCGGCGTCTCTCTCGCCGGCCAGTGAGGGCGTGACGCAAAACCTACGAGCGGTAGGGAGGACTAGTCCCCTCCTTGCCGCTCTTTTTTTGTGCCCAGACGCCGATACCGTTTCGCGTGTCCCGCTCAGGCACCGGGTCCTGTGCCTGCCTCGCCCTCATGTGGGGCGCGTACCACATGCAGATGGAGTAAGCCCGATGGCCGAAGAACAGACTGGCATTCTGGTGGAAGAAGGCACCCCGCCGTCGCCACCCCCGGCTGCGCCCGCGCCTGAGTCGCCCGCTCCTGAGGAGCCGGGCACTGAGACGCCGGAGCCTGACGCAGGCTCAGCCCCTGCTGCGCCCGATGAGGAGCCCCCGGTCCCTCGGGGTATCCAGCGGCGCATCGATACCTTGACCCGGCGTAACTACGAGTACCAGCGCGAATTGGACATGCTCAAGGGCACGGTCCAGGCCCTTCAACGGCCTGCGGCTCCTGAGTCCCCGCCTGTGGCGCCAGCGCGGCCTGTGCGTCCCCGTAGTGAGGATTTTGCCACGCAGGACGCGTACTACGCGGCGGAGGATGCCTATATCGAAGCGGTCGCTGACCACCGCGCTGCGCAAGCCTTGCAAGCCTTTCAGGCGGACCAAGCCGCGAAAGCGCAGGAAGCGACGCAGCAACAGGAATTGGCCACGGCCCACCAGGCCATTCGCCAACGGGAAGCGGAATTACTCCAGCAGCACCCGGACTATTACGACCGCTGCGGGGTGGTGGTGCGCCAGCTCTCGCCGACGCTGAAGACGGCGATTGAACTGGCCGGCCCGCATGGCCCGGATCTGGTGCTGCATCTCCATGACCACCCCGAAGACATCCAGCGCCTGAATCAGGTGCCCTGGCATCGTCTCGGGATCGAACTCGGCATGTTGCGAGCAAGCACGAATGGCACCGGAGCCCCGCCTCCGGCCCGTGCCGCGCCGCGGCCTGCCACCCCCAAACCCGAGCCCCCAACGCCCCTCAGTGGCGGGGGGCGGACCACGACGCCGGGCTACCGTGAGGATATGAGCCAGGCCGAATTTGAAGCCTGGTGGAAGCAGGCCTCTCGGCGTCGCTAGGAGTTGTGATGGCCGATACGAATACCTATGTGACTATTACCATGGTCACACGGCGCATTTTGCAAGTGTTGAAGAACAATATTGTGTTCTCGTCCAATGTGAATCGGAAATACGACAACCAATTTGCCCAGACCGGGGCTAAGATTGGCCGGGTGCTGCAAATTCGCGAGCCCACCCCGTTTGTGGTGCAGGACGGCCCCACGTTTGTGGGCGGGTCCTACCAGGAAACCACCGTGCCGCTGTCGATTGACTTCCACAAGCACTGTGACCTGGAAATGGGCCTGGTGGAACAGACCTTCAATTTTGACGACTGGAGCAAACGGGTCGGCGAGCCCAAAGGCATCGAACTGGCCAATAGCGTCGATCTGTCGGGCTTCCAGAGCTGTTACTGGAACGTCGCCAACTCGATTGGTGGGGGCGCGTGGGGCGCGGGCGTGTGGGTGAATGCGGTCAATACTCGGGTGGCCTACGGCCAAGCGGCGGCGCTGCTCGACGATTTCGCTACCCCGCGTGATGGCCGCCGCATGGTGGTGATGGACCAGTGGGAACAGGCGCGCATCGTGGATAGCAACAGCGCGTTGTTCCACTCAGGCCCGGAGATTGCCAGCGCGTACGAGGATGGCATGCTGGGCAAGTTCGCGGGCTTTAAATTCAACATGGACCAGAACGTAGTCACGCATCAGGTGGGGGCCCGGGGCGGGGTCCCGGTCGTGGATGGTGCGGGGCAGACCGGCAGCGTGCTCAATACGAAAACCTGGACGGCGGCGGCGGCGCCCCGCTTGAAAAAGGGTGACGTGTTTCAGATTGCGGGCGTGTTTGCGGTCAACCCGCGCAGCCGCCTCTCAACCGGACGCTTGCAGGACTTCACCGTGACGGAGGATATGTCGAGCACCGCCGCGGGCCTGATTGCGATTCCCTTCAAACCCGCCATCATCCTGGCGCCGAATCCCCGCCAGACGGTCTCTGCGGTCCCCGCCGATAATGCTCTCCTGAGTTTTGTGGGGCTCCCCTCTCGGTACTACAAGCAGAATCTGGGCTACCATACGGACGCCTTTACCTTGGCGTGTGTGGACCTGGAGAAACCGCCGGGGAATATCGAAGCGCAGCGCGTGACGGACCCCGATAACGGGTTCAGCATGCAATCCATGCGCGACTTCGATAGTCGCACGTATACGAGTATCAACCGCTGTGACATTCTGTTCGGCTGGGGCGCGATTCGCCCCGCGACGGCGGTCCGCATCTGGTCAGTGGCCGACTAACCTTGTGACGGGCAGGCGCGTGCCTGCCCTGGAGCCGCGATGGACGACCATGTTTACCCTTATTGGATACACCATGCAACCAGGCCCTCAGTCCTCGTAACGTGTGACGAGGAGCTGGCGCAACTGCCGAACGGCTACCGGTACGACCCGTTTACGCCCGAGGAGCTGGCCGAGGCCGCCGCGCAGGCGCTTCAGCCGCCCCCGGCTCCCCCGCCGCCCCCGGAGCCCCAGGCCGGGGATTATCAGGACATGCCCGGGGCTGCGCAGCCCCGCAGGAGGTAACGTATGGCCATCTTAACGGTCAGTAGTGATCTTGTCACCACGGGTGCGTATCAGACTACGCCAAAAGCGGATGGGACGCTGCGGTGCAAGGTCTTTACCATGCCTGTGCCCGTGCAGGCCGACATCGGCTCGCGGTTGCGCCTGGCGCGGCTGCCACAGCATGCCATCTTGCTCCCCAACCTGTCGTGGATCCAGTGCACCGCGGTCGTGGGGCTCCTCGTGGCCCTCGGCTGGGATGAGTATACCGACCCGGCGACCATGCTGGATGTCGCCGCCTCGCCGACCGGGCTGGGCACCGCGTTAACCATTGCCGCAGGCACTGCGGTGCTATTCAGTGCTTTCCCGGCTGCGCCCTTGCCCCGGCTCTTTGTCGGGGACGCCGTGATTGAGGCTGTGACTTCCGGCGCCAACATTACCGCAGGCAGCGTCGTGGCCGGCTGTATCGCGTATGCCTACTATAACTAGGGTGCAGTGATGACCACCGCGCGTGTCGTGATTACGGGCGCCTTGCGCTCCCTGGGCGTGGCGTCCGCTGAGGAGCCGGTGCAGGCCGTGATGGCCACGGATGCGCTCGAACTCCTCAACGCGATGGTGGACTCGTATAGTCTGGAGCGGTTGACGATCTACCACACGCCCGCCACGGTGGTCCCATTGGTGCCTGGTGTCGCAAGCTACACCTGGGGTATCGGGGGCGTGCTGGCGAGTGAGCGACCGCTCCAGCTTGGGCCGCAGGCGCAACTGCGGGATGTGACGAGTGCGTCTGAGTGCGAAATCAACGTGATCGACCAGGTCCGCTACGGGGCGATTCCCGACAAGACCGCGCCGGGTATGCCTACGGCGCTCTACTACGCCCCGAGCTTTCCGCTGGGGCAGCTCAGTGTCTGGGCCGTCCCGACGCAGGCGTGGGACCTGATTGTGTACCCGTACCGGGTCTTGCCGCGCTTTGTGGATCTGGATATGGTGGTGCTGCTGCCGCCCGGCTACGAGCGGCTGTTGCGCACCGGACTCACGGTGGAAGCCGCGCCGGAGTATGGCAAGGAGCCGAGCGGGGTGCAGCTTGGGCAACTGATGGAGGCGAAAAACAACGTGAAGCGTCAGAACGTCGTGGTGCAGCGGGCGCAGGTGGATGCGGCGCTGTGGCCGGTCCATGTGGGGACCGACTTACGCAGTTGGAGCCCGGGATGAGTGAGCTAAGGGGATTCTGCGCACCCAGCGGCCACACCCGCAGTCCCTTTGTGGCGTGCGACAGGACGGTCAACCTGTACCTCGAGGAGTCGCCAAACGAGCGTGGCAAGATGGCAATGTTCAGTATGCCGGGCCTGCGTCCAGTCGCCCTGCTGCCTTCTGCGCCTGTGCGGGGCTTATACACTACCTCCACAGGGCGGACATTCGCCGTTACCTCGACGACATTATTTGAGATTTTTTCTGGTTGGACCTTTTTGTCACGCGGCACTATCCCAACAGGCACCACGCCGGTGTCGATGGTCGATAATGGCGTCCATCTGTTCCTCTCTGTCAACGGGCAAGGCCGGGCGCTTGACTTGACGAGTAACGTGCTCACCACGGTCGCGCCGCCAGGCCTGGCGTTTGCGCGGGTGTTTTATCTGGACGGCTACCTGCTCTCGCATGACCCTGGCACGCGGCGCTTTTACTATAGTGACTTGTTCGACGCCCTCACGTGGGATGCCCTGAGTTTCTACGAAGCCGAAGGGCGGCCCGACCCGATTACGACGTTGTTCGTTGATCACCGGGAACTGTGGATTCCCGGCAGCCAGAGCACCGAAGTGTGGTACTCCACGGGCGATGCGCTCAACCCGTTTGCCCGCATAAGTGGCGTCTTTCTGGAGCAAGGCAGTGGGGCACCCGAGAGCTTTCAGTCCCTCGACAATACCCTCTTCTGGCTCGGGGGCACGACCCGCGGGGAATCCCCGGTGTGGATGGCGCAGGGCTACCAGCCGGTGCGGGTGTCCACCCATGCGCTCGAAACCGCGATGAGTGGGATGGCTACGGTGGCCGATGCCATCGGCATGACTGTACGGCACGGCGGACACGCTTTTTATATTCTTGATTTCCCGACAGGACAAGAGACATGGCTGTACGATACGAGCACGCAGGCCTGGGTTGAATTGGCCGATTTGCAGCCTGCGGGAACACTGACAAACTATCCAAGTCATCAGGATTGCAGTGCGTTTGGCGAACACCTTTTCGGTGATCGGACGACAGGGCAGCTTTACATATGGGATATTTCATACCATCGTTACGGGACCAAGGAGCGTTTCTGCCAGCGTATTGCCCCTCATTTACGAGGCTATGGTCAGCGGATCACCTATCACAGCTTTGAATTGGCGATGCAAGCAGGGATAGGACTCGATGGGGCTGTCTCGCCAGGCGAGGACCCGCAAGTCCGCCTCCGGTGGAGCGATGATGGTGCACAGACGTGGAGTATGGAACATTGGCGCAGTGCCGGGCGCATCGGCCATACGTATGAGCGTGTGCGGTGGCATCGGCTTGGGCGGGCGTATCGGCAACGGGCCTTCGAGGTGACCATCACGGATCCTGTCGCCATTGCCATTCTCGGGGCGTCGGTCGAGGCGTCGTAAGACTCGCAGAGTGGAGGAACAACTTCCATGGCTGAGGAATTGTCACCCCCCCTGTACCGAGAGCCGTTTGTGGAGCGCGAGCGCCTGACCATGACGGCGCTCTGGCAACGCTGGATGGATGTGTTGTTTCGGCGCCAAGCGAGTGTCGAGGCGCGGCTGGCGGACCTTGAGGCGCGGGTCACCACGCTGGAGGGGCCATGAAGCATTTCCTACGGCTTGCGCAGAATCTGGACATTTTGCCCCTGCTGTACGCCCTGCATCGGCAGCCGTGGCTGTTTGATGCGGATAGGACCCGGACCGCGTTTCCAGGCAGTCCGCATGCGCAGGTGCACGATATTCTGCTGCGGTTCTCCGCCGTGCCCGAGTACGTCACGGCGGGGGGCGTGCCAGTGACGGATGATGTGCACGAAAGCGTCCCGATGCCCGCGTGGTGGGCACTGCCGGAAGCGCACCCACTGGTGTTCACGTTGTTTGCCGCCGTGCGTGGGACACGGCTAGGGCGGGTGATGATTACGCGCCTCGACCCAGGCATGCAGATCCCGCCACACATTGACAGTAAGGCTCAAACAGACTATTACCAACGGTTCCATGTCACGCTGGCGGCGCCTCAATGGGCCTGCGTGTTTCAGATTGAGGAAGAGCAAGTGGAGATGAGGCCTGGAGATTGCTGGTCTGTGAATAATGCCGTCCTGCATGGAGTCACGAATGATGGAGACGAGTCTCGACTGTCGCTTATCTGCGACATCCATAGCGATAGCGCGCCCTAGTCTCACGTATCAGGTGGAGCGCTGGGAAACCTATGTGCAGGATGCGCCGCCCCTCTGGTGCTTGCATTATGACGAGGTTGCCCTCGACCAGGACGTGATCCCCATGGACATGGATGTGGAGCGCTACGCGGCGTTGGACGTCGCCGACATTCTCCACATTGTGACCATGCGCACCGCGCCCGAGGGGCACCTGGTCGGCTATCACACGTCCCTCGTGGCGCCCCATTTGCACTACAAGAGCACGTTGGTGGCCGCGGTGGATCTCTACTATGTCCTGCCCGACTACCGCAAGGGCTGGGCCGGCGTGCGGCTCTTCCGCGAAGCCGAGCGCACGCTCAAAGCGCGGGGCGTAGTCAAGATTGCCTCAGGAACGAAACTGCATGACGGGCTGGATATGTCCCGGCTCTTTGTGCATTTGGGCTACCGGCTCACCGAGCAGTTGGTGACGAAACTGCTCTAGGAGACTTATGGTTTTTGTCATTGGGGGCGCGGCGGTCCTTGGCGCGGGGGCCGCCGTCTACGGCGCCAATAAGCAAGCAGGCGCGGCGAAGGGCGCGGCCAAGGTCCAAGGCAATGCGGCGGCCCAAGCCCTGGATTTTGAGCAGCAGCAATACTACCAGCAGCGCGCCGACCTGGCGCCGTGGCTCCAGACGGGCCGCGATAGTCTGGCCTCGCTCTGGCAGCAGAGCGATGTGGCCCGCGATCAACCCGGCTGGCAGGCGCGCGCCTCGACGGTGGACCCGACCGCCTATAGCTGGCAGCGGGCGCCCGTACTGAACCCGAACGACTATGGCTATACCGGCCCGGCCTCGCTCAATGCCCAGGACTATCGCTTCAACCCCGATGCGTACGGTTTCCAGCCCCCCGCGCCGGTGAATCCGAACGCCTATGGCCGCACGCCCAATCAGGCGTTGCAGGCGGACCAGTACCGCTACGATCCGCGCCAGGCCCTTGATGCCAGTGCGTTTCGCTACACGCCAGGCCAGTACACCCCCACCAGTACGCAAGGCATTGGCGATTTTCCCTTTAAACCGCCCACCGTCACGGACGATCCGGGCTATCAGTTTCGCCTTACGCAAGGCCAGCAGGCGATTGATGCCAGTGCCGCCGCACGGGGCGGGCTGACCAGTGGGGCCACGCTGAAGGCGCTTGCCCGCTACGGGCAGGACCTCGGCAGCCAGGAATATCAAGCCGCGTATGGGCGCTCGTGGCAGCAGCAGCAGGAAGCCTATGAGCGGCGCCTCATGGAGAACATGACGGCGGAAGAGCGCGGGCGGTTTGCCAATATGACCAACGAGGAACGGGCGCGCTATGCCGATCAGGCCAACTATGGGCGGGCCGTGACGCAAAACATGACGCAGGAGGAACGCGACCGCTACGCCAACCAATACAACTATGGCCTGGCGCAGACGCAGAACATGACCGAGGAAGAACGCGGGCGCTACGCGAATGAGACGGAATATGCCCGCGCCCAGCAGGCGCAGCAACTGGCGTTTGAGCAACAGCGGGTGGGGAATGAGATGTGGTACGGCCGGGGCCTCACCGCCGATCAGCTCAACTTCCAGCGGGCCAATGACCTCCAGCAGACGGGTTTTACCCAGGGCCTGACGCGCAACGACCTGGAATACCAGCGGGCCGTGCAGGCGCGGACGCAGCAGGCGCAAGAGGGCCTCACGGCGCAGCAATGGGATTATGGCCGGGCGCAGACGGCGGAGGAGATCGAGCAGCAGCGCCAGTGGCAAGCCCACGCCGCGCAACGGGAAGACCAACAGCAACTCTGGAATCGCTACGCGCAAATGGCCGGATATGGGGTCGGGGCCACGTCGCAGATGGGGCAGTTGGGGAGTGCGTACAGTGCCCGCTCGGGGGACCTCCTGACGCAACAGGGGAATGCGGCCGCCTCGGGGCTGGTGGGGAGTGCGAATGCCTGGAATCAGGGGCTGACGGGGGCGAGTAGTGCCGTGAGTGGGGCCGGGCAAAACTATGCGCTGTGGTCGCTCTTGCAACGCTCTGGCGGGGGGACTGCCGGCGCCCAGACGGACCTGAATCGGTATCTGCTTGGCAATCCGAGCCTCTTTTAAGGGACTGACCTATGGCCATCGATCCTCGCATCCCGTTGCAGGGGGTCCCATTCACTCCGCCCAAGTTTGACCTGGGCGAAGCCTATGTGCAGGCTGCGCGCATCCAAGCACTTCAGGAGCAATCAAGAGGGCAACAGATTGTCAATCGTGGGAACGAGCGCGCGTTGTCTCGTGATGACGCTTGGCAAGTCACCATGGCCGCAGCCTTCGCTCCCCCGGCGCCCTCGCCTGCGCCGGGGTTGACGGGTGGGGGACCACCGCCCCCACCCGCGCCCCAAGGGTTGACCGGCCCCCCGCCCCCGAGTCTGGCCGCGCAGACCATGCCGCCTGCGCCCGACCAGGGGGCGTATGGCTTGACCGCGCCGGCGCCGCCCCAGGGCGCCCCGCCGCAGCCGTGGCAGCGGGCGCCCTCCGACCTCCAATCACTGGCGACTGCCACGCAGGGGCTCACGGCCCCTCCCGCGCCTGCTGGTCCTGCGGCGCCTCCGATGGGGGGCGGGCTGGCAGGCCCCCCGCCTGTCTCACCCCCAGGCTGGGGGTTGACCGCGCCTGCGCCGCCGTCGCAGCGACCCAGCCAGTTTGCCTCGCTCACGCAACCCCTGAATATGGAAGCGCTCCAACAGGCGTACCTGATCGATCCGGAGAAAACGGCGCAGGTGCATGCGCGCCATGTGCAGATGCAGGGGCAGAAGATTGCCCAGGCCGAGCAGGTGACCGAACGCATGTACACGACGATCAAGAATATCGTGGGCAGTCCTGACCCCCAGAAAGCCTACGAAATGGGGGTGCAGCGGTTGCGCGAGGAGGGCATTGCGCTGCCCAAGGACTTGCCGCCCACGTATGACCCGGCCTGGGGCGCGATGACGCTGAACAGCTTGCGCACGGCGAAGATTGAGCAGGCAGAAATCAAGGTGCAGCAAGAGCAGGCGGAGCTGGAGGTGAAGCAATATCAGGGACAGACCGAGCGCGGCAAGATGCTCAATGAGGCACAGAAGCTTGGGGGTGTGCGCCAAATTACGGGAGACAAGACCCTCGACGCGGCGATTGCCGTCACGCATCCGCAGGGCGTGCCGCCCGGCCAGGAAGGCGCGGCCATCCAGCAGGCCCAACAGTATCTCCAGAATCTGACGGTAGAGGAAAAGACCCGACTGGAGCAGGCGACGTTGCCGGGACGCCTTGATGTGTCACGGGCGCAGGGGGAGAATGCGGCCCGGCTGGAGCGCACCGAGAAGCCGATGGAAGGCGAGGCCGCGAAAGCCGTGAGTGACCTGAGCACCTTGCGGACGATGACCGATGATCTGGCGGCTTTGTACAAGCCCGCGTTTACCGGGCCTGTCACCGGCCGGACGGGGTATCTCCGGGAGCAAGTGGGGAGCATGGACCCGCAAGAAACGGCGTTCCGGCGCACGGCAGGCGACATTGCGGACATTCTCGCCCGCCTGCGGACGGGGGCGGCGTTCCCGGCGTCCGAGCAAGCGCGCCTCGAACGCCTGGCGCCTGGGCCGAATGATCCGCCCGAGGTGTTTCAGTCCAAACTCCAGAGTTTCCAGCGGTCGCTGGAACAAATGCGCGAGAGCCGGTTGCGGGTGGGGACCACCGGGCGGGAACAGTTGCGGCAAGAGACCAGGCCCACGACGCCACGGGTGGGGGCACAGAGTAGTGCCCCTGCGACACCCCTGCGTCCGGTAACTGGAATGACGCCTGCGGATCTGGACGCCGAAATTGCCGCGCTCGAAGCCAAAACGCGAGGAGGCCGCTAATGGCCCTCACCCGTGAGGAGTTGGCCCGTCTGGTGGAATTGCAGGCCGCGCGCCAGGGCGTGGACCCGGCCCTGGCGCGGGCCGTCGCGCACCAGGAGTCAGGCTTTGACCCGGCTGCGCGGTCGCCGAAGGGCGCGCTGGGGGTGATGCAGCTCATGCCAGGCACCGCCAAAGATCTGGGCGTGGACCCGTTGGACGTGAGCCAGAACATTGCCGGGGGCGTCAAGTACCTGGCGCAACTCTCTCAGCGCTATGGCGGGGATCGGGAGCGCACCCTGGCCGCGTACAACGCGGGGCCAGGGGCCGTCGAGAAGTTTCGTGGGGTCCCGCCGTTCCCCGAGACGCGCGGCTATGTGGCCACGATTCTGCGCACGCTCGGGCCTGCGGAGGCCGAGGCAGCGGATCTGTCGAGCGCAGACGCCACCCGCCTGGAGGCCCTGAAAGCGGAACGGGCTCGCCGCGCGGCCTCCGCCCCGGTCAGTACGCCTGCGGACGCGGCGGCCACGGTCCAGGGCATGCGGCAGCGGCAGGCCGAACCACCGAGTGATCTGACGGTGGACATTGAGAAGCCGAGTCCGCCCGAGAACTGGCAGGCCGCGCTCCAAGGCATCCCGCCCCTCGACGCCCGTGCGGCCACCGACCTGCTCGCAGCCCGCTCCCCCTTGCCTTCGGCGGGTGAACAGGCCCGCACCCTGGGCGCCATCGCCGTGCCGATGGTCACTGGCACGGGGGGCGCTATCGCAGGCGGGGCCTTGGGTGGGCCTGCCGGGGCCTTTGCGGGCGGGGTGGCAGGCGGCGTGTACGGGAGCAGGCTGAACACACAGTTGGGGCTCACCCCGCCCGAAGCCCCGCTGATGGACACCGTGCTCGGACCCGTGTACCCCAGCGATGCCATCAATATCGGGGTGCCGCTCGCGGCCCGCGCCCTGGCGCCGGTGGCGGCGAAGGTGGGGAATGCCCTCAGCAGCACGCTGCGCCCTGCGGCGCAACGCCTCGTGGACCTGGGGGAGCGCTGGGGCGTGCGTTTGTCGGTGGGAGACATCACCGGACGCGGCATTATTCCTAAGACGGAAACGCTTCTGGAGTCGGTGCCGGGCGTCGGGGCGCAAGGGTTTCGTGAACGAGGCCAGCAGGCCATTCGGCAGGCGGGCGAGACCTACACGGCCGCGCAACGGCAGGCGATGATCGACACGCCCTGGCGCAACCTGGCGCAGCTCCAGCGGGCCGCGGGGCAGCAGACCGCCCGCGGGACGGCTGCCCGCGCCTTGCTGGCCGAAATCGACAACGCCGGGGATGATTGGGGGCGCGTGATTCAGGCGAGCGGGAAGCTCAACCTGTTCCAGGACCGGCTCCGCGCTGAACAACTCTATGACCGGGTGGAGCGCCTTGCCGCGCCGCTCGGGAATGTCCGCGTGACGCAGACGCTCCGCGCGATTGATGACGCCGTGGCCGATGTGCAGGGCGCGGTCCTGCCCTCCACCGAGGTGCAACGGGAAGTCGGGGGCCTGCTTCAGCGGGCACGGGAGGCCATTGCGACGGTCCCCACCGGGCCACTCCCGGATACCAGCTATGCCCGCATGCGGCGCCTCCGGTCCGACCTGGGGGATATGCAGCGGACAGCAACGGAGCCCCTCACCGCCCGCTACCTGGGGCAGGTGAAGAGTGCCCTTGAGAACGACCTCGCCGCGTTTACCACCGGCAGTGGCGTGCCCGCCCTCCAGCAGGCGCAGCGCCAGGCCGACCAGTTCTATCGCACGCGCGTAGTGCGCTACCGCGAGGGGGCGCTGGCCAGGGCCATCGAGCGCGACTTGCCGGACGAGATTTACCGCAAGTTTGTGCAACAAGGGAAGGGCGACCGGGCCACCGAGTTTTACGGGGGGCTGGATGCGCGAGGGCAATCAGCCGTACGCTACGGCATGGCTCAGGAAGCGATAGAGGCGGCGACCAGTGGCGGCACTGATCTGTTTAGCCCCGCGAAGTTCGCACAGAGCCTGCGCCGAGCCGAAGAGGCCAGCGGGGTGTTCTTCCAGGGGCAGGCGCGTTGGGAGCTGAATGGCCTGCGGCATCTGATGGAGCACAGCAAGCGCTTTGGGCAGTTTGCCGAGAATCCCCCGACAGGCAACCGCCTGGTGCAGGGGGGCATCATTGGCGGCGTGCTGTGGAATCCGGCCCTTGCCGCGCAACTATTTGGCTCCGCGAAAGGCGCCCAATGGCTCTTTATGACCCGCCCAGGGCGGAACCTGCTGCTCGCGGCGAGTGATCTTCAGCCGGGGTCCTCCGCGTTGACGCGGCACCTGGATCGCGCCTTACGCTCGCCTGCCCTGGCGCCCTTGGTGGCAGGGGGACAGGCAGGGGCGCGGGCGCAGGGGGAGCCGCCTCCTGGCGTCATGCCAGGAGGAGATACAGCCCCGTGAGCACCCCAAACGCGGTCCATTTCTCGCGGTGTTGGAGAGGGGTTTCCCTGATCCAGCGTTCGCGGATCAGCTCGGCGATGGCGAGGGCGCCCATCCAGAGCAGCAATGGAGAGACGGACATATCCACCCTTTCCGCCCCCAGGGGCTGTGTGATGGTGTGACGGCATACGCAAGTATACCCCACCTGCGGCGTCGTGGCTATGGGGCCAGCGGGTGGTGTGTGCCCACGGTGAGGAGACGACGATGAGCGCAGGCTATACCGTCAAAGCCGGGGCCGCGATTGCCCTGACAGCGGCCACGGCCAAGACGGTTCTCAATGTGATTAACGCGGCGAATAGTCTCATCAAACTTGTGGAGCTGAGCCTCAGCTTTGATGGGGTGACCAGCTCGGCAGTCCCGGCGCTGGTCGAGCTGTGTAGTTCGACACAAGCCACGGCGGGCACGGCGGGCTCCTCGCCCACGCCCACGCAGATTCGTGGCCCGGTCCGGACCGTCCAGGCCACAGCGGGGGTCAACTATTCGGCCGAGCCCACGGTGCTGACCCCGCTCAAGGAATGGCTCGTGCCGGTCTTTATGGGGAGTTTGACCGTGCAGTTTCCGCTCGGGCGTGAACCCGAGCAAATCACGACGGCCGATGGGCTGTGTCTGCGCATTACGGCTCCGGCCGCGGTGAACGTGAGATGCTACATCGAATTTGAAGAAGGGTGACATGGACACATGCCAACATTAGCCGAACTTGGGACGTTGCATGACCGAGGGACGAACGAGATTGAAGCCTTGATTGACCGTATCCGGGACGCCGTCCTTGTCGCTGCTGGGGCGATTCAAGCGGAAGCCACAAGTGTGCCCCTGCATGCGGAGCGCTTCGTGTGGGCAAGGCACGCATTTATTGACCCCCGTCGCCGTGCGGATGAAATGTGGGGTGCCATTCTTGCGGCTAACAGCGCCACAGGCATCACCATGGCCCAAATCCTGGGGGCGAGTGACACGGCAATCCAGGCTGCCGTGACCAATGCCGTCAATGTTTTCCTTGAGGCGCCCGTGGTGGCATAGGGAGCACGCATGGCACAAATTCTCAGTCTCCTTGATGCCCCGCTCATCTGGCAAGACTCGGGAGGGTCGGCGGTGATCACGCTCAACAACCTGGCGGCCAACGTCGGGCGGGTGGGCGCACGAATTGACCGTGGGCTCGGCCTGCTGCCCCGCTGGTACGTGCTCCAGGGCAAATTCGAGAAAGGCGTGGCGGGCGTCGTGGGGCAGATCATCACGGTGGGGCTGTTCCTCAGCGATGGCACGAATGTCGATGGGAACGTCGGGGTGGCTGACGCGGCATTGACAGCCACCCAGATGCTCGCGTGTCATGACAGACCGTTTGAAATTGTTGTCACAACCATCAGCACGGATACGCCCATTGTCCAGAGTAAGCTTATTGAAATCCCCCCGATGCGGTACATTAGCGTTGGGGTGATCAATAGTGTCACAGGGCTGTTGCGGGCCACAGCAAACGCCTGTCGTATTGCGCTCTTTCCGTACCATGACGAGGTGTAGGGATGGCCTTGCGCGGTACAGCCTCCACCCATGGGTTGTCCAGGAGTACCAACCTGCCCCCGGCGACCGCCTTTACGATGATGGGGGTGTTTTATCCGCTGAGTTTTACGGATCCGCTTATCTTCCTGAGCTACGGGCATAATGCAGGCGGGGCGAAAAGAGCGCTCTACACGCCTCCTACCACGGGCGTGTTGACCCTCTGGGATGGCCTGGCGGGGACGAGCGGCCCCGCGATGGACCTGGGGCGCAGCGTGTGGCTCGCCCTGTCCTACGACGGGGCCACCGCCCGTGCGTATCTCAATGGGCGTCTGGTGATTTCTGCGGCGTCGGCCACGCCGCCCAGTGCGACCATTGATGTGGGCCGTGACGCCAATGGTGGCTGGTATAATGGCCGGTGGGAGGCCATCAAAATCTGGGCGGCGGTGCTCTCGGAGATGGAGATTCAGCGCGAGACGCGCCAAATCCTGCCCGTCCGCACCGCGAGTCTCAACACCTTTTCGCCCTGTCGCTCGCTCGAGGAGGCGGCGCTGAACTACGCGGGCGCCCATGACTTCTGGACGCTTATTGACTCTCCCACCGTTGAACCCGGCGCGGGCTTCCCCTGGGAGTTGCCCCGGTCGCGCCGGGTGTCGGTCACGTCAGCGGTGCCCGTGGCTGGCGATGAGGGCTTTGCCTGGTATCGCGCCCTGGCGGGCTAACAAGGCGCCCAACAGCCGTAGGTGCGCATCGAGGCAGCCGAGAAGGAGGACGCATGGACCTGTTACCCGATTGTCGCACGCGCCAGGTGCCCGCCGGGATCCCTCGGGGCGTGCTGGGCACGTGGCTCCCGGTGTACTGTGCGAATTGTGGCGCCGATGGCGGGATGGTGCCCGAGGAACATTGCACGTTTCTTTTCTATCTCTGCAATGCCTGCGCGGAGACGCATGGGCACATTGCCGGCACGCTCAGGATGCCGGATGAAGTGTTTTACCAACGCCTGCTGGATGCCCAACTGGAACGCTACGGGCGCCCGCTGACGCCGAGCGAATGGGGACCCATCGAAGCGGATTCCAGCCATCCGCTGCATACCTTATTGCGCGAAGGCTCGCGCTAGGAGACGCTGTGGAGATGATCACCAGGGAAGGCTTGAGCCGCAGGTGTATGACGCTGGGCGCGGCCCTGCCCACAGACGATATGGACGCCAGGGACCTGCTGGCAGACCTGCAAGCGCGGGTGGAAGCGTGTGCCCCCACCGATACGGCGGGGTTGGCCCTCCTGGCCAGTGAAGTCGAGGCGTTTACGCCGTAACCCTACCATGCGCGGTGCACGCGCAAGGAGTGACTATGTTTATCTATGCTATCGAAGGCGCCCCCGCCACCCCGTATGCGACCCACGCCACGCCCAATACCGAGGATCCCACGGTGGTGATTCGGGGGGGTGCCCGCGGTTTTTCCTTGCAAGCGGTGTACGTCCACGGCCGCGGGGCCTCGCTCACCGCGCTGACGGGTATTGGCTATCGCGTGCGGCGCTGGACCACGGCCGGTACTGGTGGCACGGCGATCACGCCTAACCCCCGCAGCATTGGGACCACGGCGGTCTCGACGGCGGCGGATAAAGTGACCGCGATTACGGCGGGCACCGTCTCGGGCGCCTACCAACTGGCCATTGGCTGCGGGGCCGCGGGGCCGGGTGGGTGGGTTGCCCCCAACCAGGACTCCTGTATCCAGGTGGAGGGTGGTTCCTCCGACGAACTGGACATTAACAGCGTGGCAGGGGTGGCCAGCATGCTCCACCACTGCCATTGTGAGATAATAGAATAATTTATTTATAACTATAAAAGGAGAACGGGCTGGATAGGACAAGGCACCGCGCCAGCATTTTTACTGCTGTTACAGCGCCGACAGGCAGGGACAATGTTTGACGCGGTGTGATTGCCGCCCTTGGATACAGGGGTGAGGACGCGGCCCCGCCGTTGGGGCACGCCGACTTTCTGACAACCTGAAAGGTCTTTGCTTATGGCACGCCTGGGCCGCGGGCAGCCGTTTCCGCCCATCGTGGCACCGCGACCCTGGCTGGGCGACGTCGACGCCGTCCCGTTGCCGCTCGACGAGGAGGCGTGGCAGCCCCCCCTGCCCTGGGCGATTGCGGCCCCGCGCCCGGCCTGGATTGACGAGGAGTGGCCCACGGCTCCCGTGGTCGCAGCGCTGGAGGACGACGCCTGGCAGCCCCCGCCGCCGTGGGTGCCGCCACCGGTGCCTCGGGTGGCCCTGGACTTGGCGGAGAGTGTCCCGTTTCCGTGGCTCGATGAGCCGGGATTCGCCCCTCCGTCCCCGTGGCCCCTTGGCCCAGTGCCGCTGCGCCCTGTGTGGCTGGGCGACGGGGACGCGCTGCCGTTCTTGTATGTCGATGAAGACGGCTGGCTACCGCCTGCCCCCTGGCCCGTCGTGGCCCTGCGGCCCTGGGTGGACGATGCCGACGCCTTTCCGTTTCCGCTCGAAGAGGATGCGTGGCAGCCCCCGGCGCTGTGGGCGATTGCGGCACCCCGTCTGGTCTGGCTCGAGGACGAGTGGCCCCCACCTCCTGTGGTCGTCGCGCTGGAGGACGAGGCGTGGCAGCCCCCCCTGCCGTGGGCGATCACGGCCCCGCGCCCGGCCTGGATTGACGAGGAGTGGCCCACGGCTCCCGTGGTCGCAGCACTGGAGGACGACGCCTGGGTGCCCCCGCCGCCCTGGGTGTTGGGGGCGCCTCCCTTCTTCCTCGGGGAGACCGAGGCGCTGCCGGTCCTGCTCCTCGATGCCGAGGCGTGGGCCCCGCCCGTGCTGTGGCGGCCCTGGCCTGTCCCCCGCCTCGCGTGGGCCGAGGATGCCGCGTTGCCGCCCCTGGGGTTCGGCGTCGAGGAGCCCCTGTGGGCGCCCCCGGTCCGGTGGGCAGCTGGACGGCCTGCCTTCGTGGCGGATGCTGGCACGGTCCTTGTCGTCGCGGGGCCACCCTTCTTCCTTGAGGAGGCGCCATGGACGCCCCCGGTCCGGTGGGCAGTTGGACGGCCTGCCCTCGTGGCGGATGCTGGCACGGTCCTGAGCGCCGCGGGGCCACCCGTTG